GTAATCTTGGCGGAACTAAACTTCTTGACATTATTTTCTACCATCTGGTCTTATATCTATTCGTGGTGTACCCAACTTCCAAGCAACACCTTGATCAGTAGACTCTAGTTTCATACTAAAAGACCGACCTCTAAGTCTTATATTAAGTTTATCTGTAAACTGTTCAACTGGACTAGTTGCTGTTCTTGTGCTTGTGCCTCCAGAATTATTATCATAGGTGCTTCCTGGACCAGTACGGGATTGCATTGTAAATGTTAAATTAGGATTCACTCCTCCTGCAGTAGATCCATCAAAACTTACATCAGGTATCAATTGTCTAATAAAACTATATTGATACCCATCACCAATATCCATTTGACTAGATTCTACAGATGCTGTCATTGGAGATCCATCATCATCATTACCGTTTTCATGGTTAAATAAATATTGTGATCCTGCACCTATTGGAAATTGTCTTACACCCCTATCATGCCATGCTGTTCTGGACAATGTTCCATAATACCAAATTTGACTAGCATAATTATAAACAACATATTTATCATTTTCATCGCTATTAGCAGATGGATAAAACCACCATACTTCTGACCATTGTGAATTAACTCCAGCTACTACTTTATCACTCTGCGAAAAATTAAAATCAAGAAAAACTTTATCCCTAACGGTACAAGCTATTTGTTGTGCTCTTCCAGTATAGATATAAAAGTTTTCTTTACCCATCCAGAATACTACATCATCTACAGCAACAGCAGATTTTGGACTCATAATAGTAATGTTTTTTGATAATTCTTGTAATCCAAATGTAAAAGGTGGACCGATAAATCTCATACTAAATAAACTTGTATCCGTAAAAACAAGTATCTGTTGTTTGGTTTCCACAGCTTGTATGAAAGTAGAACCACTACTCAAACGTAAATCTCCCGCTGTGTTTGTAGTTGCTGGAGTAAAATCAGTGAGCGACTCTTGTGAACTAAAACGTATTAATAAAGGATCTTGTACTGTAGTGCCGATAGTGTTTGCTCCAAAAACTACAATGTGTCTGTCAATATCAGAAACCATTATTTGTTTTGCGATAGTAGGTACGTCAGATGCTCCGCTTTCACTAGATAATAATACTGCTCTTGCAGTTAAACCGTCTGATTTATCCCAATAAAAGATAGCACCATCCCTTGGGTTTATTAATAAATCCTCGCCAAAATTATCATGTGTCCATACTCTAATTTCAGCAGTCGTACCAGTCTTCGCCGACTCGCCCCAACCAAAAGTTGTTAAATCAGAGTTGACACCACCAAAGCCTCCAGCTCCCCAACCATTACCACCAACAGTTGTGTCTAAACCAACATTTATTTGATAAGCACCATCTACACCAGAGCCACCGTTACCACTATCAGAACTATTAGCTGTCACACTTACCGTAATTTTGTATGAATTAGCATTTACAACAGAAGTTATTTGGTGTTCTGCATTGAGTATAGTTGCCGTAACTAGTCCCCCTAAACTCACTGCACCTGATATTGTTACAAAATCATTTTGTACCGCACCATGCGTAGAATCGGTTACTGTTATTACGTTAGAACCATCACTAGCTGAAAAGGTAATACTATTTGTAGATGTTTTTCTTATAGGGGTAATATCATTATATGTACCACCCTCTTCTATATAATATTTTAAATGTGTTCCTACACCCAATAAATTTGAACCATCTAAAGCAATGTAATTATGTAAAGCTCTTGCTGTGCCTAGATATTGAGAAGAAGAGTATTTGACCCACCCTCCTATTTTTTCTGGAAATCCAGTATAAAACCTTACCTTTTCACAATCAAAATAACCGCCTTCATTTGAGAAAGATGTTACCTCTCTGTTTATTCCTGGTCTAAATTTTAAACTTGTTAAGGGCATATTAGCATCCTTTTTTAATTACCTTACATCAATATTCATTAAATTAACATCTAGATCTAATAAATTTACATTGCAACTTATAATTGTCTTTCTATCATCTGTTATTATTTTTGGCGATCTGTGTGGTATAAAAGAGGGAAAAACTACAATATCACCTTCTTTGACATCTAATTGAAATGTTTGTTTTTCTTTTGTATCATAAAATTCAGTGCTTCTATCTTTTTTATTTAATTCTATAAAATAAACCAAACTAATATTAGTTTCACCATGAAGATGCCAAGAATGAATATCATTTTTGTAATATTGTTGAAACCAACAATTCGTAACTTCAAAATCAAAGGCACAATAATTTTTTCTAAAAACCTCAAAAAACTCAGTAAGAGAATTTATAAATACAGAAACATATGGTCTATCAGTATGATGATTTTCATTATAAAAATCAGTGTTGGTTATTGAATCTATATGGTTCCACTCAAATTGTTTATCTGTGTTTTCAATAATATCTAATAATTTTGATTTTATATCATTGTGTTCTTTTAAACTGTGAAACCACACTAATTCTTTCATTATTACCTCTTACCTAAAAGGCTCTCCACAAAACCATGTTACCAAAGAGTATCTTGTACCACTTATAACTGGATTCACCTTATGTATCATATATGAAGGGAACACTATAATAGTACCTGTTTTATCTTTTATTTGACTATCTTCATTAAAAAATTCAAAATCGCCACCTTTATATTCTTCATTTAATATAATAGACATAGATAATTTTCTTGTTTTGCCATTTGTAAATTTGTTATTATTATCAAAACGAGTAAAACCATTTCCATCTTGATGATATTTAAAATGTCCATCCTTTTTATATTTGGCTATTTGCATAGCCTCACATGAATCTATTTGAAAATTCCAATTTGCATTTTTATTTGCAATCTCTAAATAAGTCCATACCAAATCATATAACCATCTTTCATTACACCATGCCACATCTGTAATTCTTTCTTTTTTGTCTACTCTATGGTCTCCACCACTGTATTTATATACTTTGGCAGTTTTCCAATCGTTATCTGGTGCATTTATAATTTTATCACATACACTTTTGTTTATTTCATTTGGAAAAACCCAATAATCGTACAGTGCATTTGTCATTTAATTATTCCAAACATAACTATACCATCCAGTGACAATAGTCTTTTCTTGAGTTTGTGATATTTGACCCACATGGGTATGTGTCCAGTCGGATGGAAAAATAACTGTTTTACCTTTTTGAGCTTTTAACGTTCTTTTCTGATATGGAAATGTAGTGCCTCCTGCATCTAAATCATTTAAATAGGTCATAAAAACCAAGCACCTTTTTAGGCTTACATTGTCATATCCATCTCTTTCAAAATGTTCTCTTTTAAAACCCTCACCTTTTTCATAATGTTGTATATTATAGGGTTCACATATATTAAAGGTACATAAATTATCAATTTTAGGATATATCTTTATGTAATCCTCTAAACAATTTTGCAAAAAGTAACGATATTCTTTAAATGGTCTATTAAAGTTTGTAGGGCAAATAGCAATATCCATAGATTTTTTGGCTTCAGCCCAAGTTTCATCACCATTAACAACCCCTTTGTTTCTTAAGTCTGGATTGATTTGATAAAATTTTAATAACTCATCACAGATATATTCTGGTATGTGCCATGTTTGTATAAAATCAGTAGCTGTGGTTTTAGCCAGAAGTGTCAAGAATCCAGCCTTTGGTATTATCTGCTTGATAAACATCTTCATCCCAGTAATACAAATTTTCATCTACTGGATATGCTATAGGAGGTTCCCAACAACAAGTATCTTCATTTAAAGTCCATGAGGCAAAATCACATTCATCATAAAAAGCATCTCGTACTGGATCATAAATATCACCAACCATGGCATAATTTTTTCTTAGTGCTTTACTTTGGTCTTCTGAAGGTATTCTTTGTTGATCTTCTGGTGTATCAGCATCACTTGGTACATAGTGAACACCACCTTTAGTATTATATGATGTTTTTATCCATGTTTCACCAGAATGATATTGGTCTATAAAATCTTGTTGTGCAACAATGACTTGTACTACTTTTCCATCTACAACTTTTGCATAATGTCCCATAATTATTAACCTTGAAATTGATATCTAAAAATCACAACACCAGAGCCACCGTTTCCAGTAAGTCTGTTACCTTCATGGTCTCTAGTTCCACCAGTTCCTGAACCAGTATTAGCAGTTGCAGAAGCAGAACCATTAGCACTACTACCTCCTGCTGAAGCACCACCACCTCCACTAGAACCACCACTAAATGTACCTCCACCACCTCCTCCTGCTCTAAAAACAGAAGAACCAGTTATTGATGATGATGTAGCACCACCTCCATTTGAGTTACCGCCACCTCCAGCAGAACCGCCACCGCCTCCACCAGATAAGTCGGCTCTATTACTACCACTACCACCATTGTTACCTTGACCACTTATTCCAGTTCCTCCTCCAGAACTAGGAGCACATCCTCCTCCACCAGATCCGCCATTTCTTCCTGACGTATTAGAGCTATTTAATCTTCCACCTCCACCACCTCCACCAGTGTTTGAGATGCCAAAAGCAGATGAAGCACTACCATTTCCACCTGCCGTTCTTGCACTTGTTGACCTTACTCCACCACCACCACCTCCGATGGTTACTGCATAATTTGTCGCAGAAAAACTTTGTCCACTTGCAGTTCTATAACCTCCTGCTCCGCCACCACCACCAGTGTGTTGACCTCCAGCACCGCCTCCTGCTACTACTAGATATTCAAGAGTTGTACCTTGATTACCTACTGTAGATACAGCAAAGGTTCCAGATGAGTTGAAGGTGTGAACTTTAAAGTTACCATCAGTTGTAATACTGTTGCCACCAGTTGCAGAGGGATAAACTGCATTTTCTGAACCTCTAAAATCACCCATTTGCAAAGCACCAGAGGTAGGTATATTACCATTATTACCACTTGTTCCAGAAGGAGTATTACTTCCTCCTGCATAATATTCACTCATACTTATGGGATTTGAGCCACCAAATTCTGTTTGTATGGCTGACATTGCTATTGAGCCAGATGATGGAATTGCCATTTACTACCCCTTTTTTAGTTCATTAATTTCTGCTTTTAATTCTTTTATTGATTCTATCAATACTGCACATATTTTACCATAATCAACTGATTTTGTTTCCATTTCATCGTCTGCTGTTATCACCACCTCTGGTAAAACAGTTTCCATATCTTGTGCTAATACACCAACCTGAGTTCTTGCATCTTCTATATCATTTCTTTTATAGTAAACACCTTGCATTCTCATAACTTTATCTAAACCATTTGCTATAGGTTCTATATCTGTTTTAAGTCTTTTATCAGAAAAGGCAGTTACATCATTATTAAAAGTCGCCGCTCCAGCCGATGACATATCAAGTATAAGAGCATTTATCCCTGAACCACCATCATTACCTGAGAATTTTATATCTTTATCTTGCGTAGCACATTGTATATTTAAATCCGTGCTATCATTTATAAGTCTACCAATTTCAGTTCCACCATCTTTAAATATTACATCTCCACCATCAGCATCAAGAGAAATATCTCCTCCTGAATCTATAGTTATATCTCCAGCATCAGTTATTGTAGAACCATTTATTGAAATATCATCAATTGTAAGAGCACCACCAGTAATTGTACCAGTTGTTGTAATGGCAGAAGAACCATTATCTATAGCACCAAATCCAGATGTTATTGAACCAGAATTTAATGCTCCAGTTGTTACTATAGAACCAGATCCAGCAACCGCAGAAGCCCCTATATCACTTAATACTTCCGCCGCAGTTCTGCCCTCTATAGATGTGCCATCTACTCTTAAAAAATCATTATCAGCAACATTAGCATTTGCTACTAATACATTACCATTAGATATACCAGTTGATAATGTAGCCGTTGTTGTTATCGCAGTACCGTTTAATGTCATGGCATCTGCTTCCATAGTTCCATTGACATCCATACTACCTTCAAGGTCAATATCACCATTTACAATTAAGTCATCTGTTACTGTAAGATCGTCTTGTACTTTTAAATCAACAACGTTTAATGAAGCATAAACATCGGTCACAGCCGCTCCACTTCCAGCACCATCTAAAGAAACTACTTTAGTATCTCCATTTGGTATAGTGATCGTTGCACCAGATCCTTGTTTTATAATTATGTTTTGAGCACCACTCGTGCCATTTTTAATTATATGAATCCTTTTTAAGGTGTTTGGACCAATAGTAATAGTACACGCTGAATCTAACGTTCCCGTGTAAATTATGTATATTGCTCTTCCCGCGTCAGCAGATCCATCAGCTACTGTTGTAGCATGAGCATCAGCATTTGTTGTAATTGCTTCTGTGCCAAACCCTAATGCTTCACCCACTAATTCCAAATTAGTGTTTGTTGAAGCACCCCAAGTACCCGATTCATCACCAGTTGTTATTTCTTTTAATCTAAGATTGTTAACGTATGTTGCCATTATGCCACCCTTTCAATCCAGTTAGCCACTTGATCTGGTTCAATTAAACCATAAACTTGTTCGACTCCAATAAAGCCAGTCGCAGTAATTCCAGTTAAAGATACCACAGAACTTCCTGTCATTGCAAGTGTTCCTACAGAAATTGTTGATCCCGCCAGTGTTACTGATAAATTAGAGTCTCCAACTACAGACTCAGAGCCAAGTCCAGTAGTTCCTACGACTGTTGTTACTGGTGCTCCAGTTGATGTTATTAACGCTACCGTTCCAACAGATGTTGTTCCTACGACTGTTGTTACTGATACTAAAGCTGTACCTACGACTGCTTCGTTACCGATATTTACAGAGCCAGTTAAACCAGTTTCAGTTACTCTAGCTCCAGCACCAACAAGTGGATTACCTACAGCAGTAGTTCCTACATTACCCGTCAGTGAAAAAATACCAGTACCAGTGACTGTAACTGTTCCAACAGATCCAGTTGCTACAGCAGGAGTAGGTACTATATCTTGTCCAGGAATAGCGGCGACACCACCACCCCAAACTCCAGCTCCCCAACCATCATTGCCCCAACCAGTTAAAAATCCAGTTGTGGCAGATACACCAGTTACTACGGCAGTTATTGGTATTTTAGGAAGAACAGTTCCAACGGAGGCTGTGCCAGAAACCCCAGTTGCAGTGAATACAAATACACTAGTTGCAACTACAGTTCCAACAGAACCAGTAGCTTCTAAACCAGTTTCAATAACAGTTGAGCCACCAGTTGCACCCTCATCGCCTACGGCAGATGTTCCTGCAACGCCAGTTACAGCAAAAGAGGTATTACCTATACCTCCCCAACCGACAGCACCCCAAGTGCCTTGACCCCAACCGTTAGCCATGACGGTTTACTTTAAGCTATACGAATTATAGCGTTTGAAGCATCAGCAGTTGGAAACTGAATAGTAAATGTACCAGATGTGGAAGTTTTATTAGTTGTAAAGTCTAAAACGCATACAGCTTTATTACTGTCAGAACTGTTATATATCAAAGCTCCCATTGCAGTAATGGTTGCTGTTGTAAAACTTAAATCAGCAAAATCAGTAAACGCAGTAGTACCAGATGTTGTTGGGTCTACTCTTGTTAAAGTACCGCCACCAGTTGAGTAAGAACCACTAGTTGCTACTTCTCCTGCGGTAGCTAAAGCAGTAGTCGCCGCTCCTAATGTTGCAGTTGATGATGATTTACCACCACCGCCTTCTGCATATAATGCTAACTTAAAAGTATCTCCACCAGAGTTTTTAAAATTGTGTACGCCTTCTAGTAACTCTTTTTTGAAAGAAGTACACATTGCTTGTGCTATAGCCATATTAGAGTCTCCTTATATATTCAGCCATTTCTTTTTGACCATTAGATCTTAAGATATGAACTATACTAGCTCGTTCTTCCTTCCTTGCCAAGAGTAAATAATGATACAGTACTTTTTTGAGGTGTTCTCTAAATTGATTAGCTTGTTGTCTAATGTGTGGGGGAGCATCATTTGATATGCTAACTATTTTATCTACTGCTAAATCTGTTATTTGTTCATTTGTTAGACCACCTTGTTCTGATGTCATAACATTTACGTTCCCCGCTTGTGAGATACCTACATTAAACATTTATTTCTCCTCATATGTGACTCCAGGAATATCTTCACGCCCTATTATATTAGGCGTATTATCAATAGGTTCTGGAGGACTTAGTTTAGATTTTTTTGTAATTAGCATACTACCTTGTGTAACTGTAGAAACTATAGGGTCTTCTAATCTATGATAGCCATACAGTTTTTGATCGTCGGGTATGTTAGTATCTAATAAACTTGAGTTATGTGCTATGTTTATTTTAATACCTTTTGATATAGCTATGGCTAACCAAAACTCACAACACGCTCTTCCTGCCTCTGCAAAGTTTATGTTTTTATGTGTAAAATCAATACCGTACAAATGGTACTCTTTAACACCATTTGCAATCCCATAAGCTATAGCATAGGCGACAGTATTGTTTAAATAAGCATATTTTGTTTTTTGTAAAACTTCTTGCAACGGATACTCAATTACATCAGGACATCTTTCATCTAGAGTGCAAGATAATATAGGTATATCTAATTTAGTAGTCAGCCTTTCAGCCATAATGTTTGTTTGTTGTCCAGCATTGGGTGTGTCTAAAAACCTAGAAGGTGGATCCATCATAAAACATTTATCATGAAATATAACGCCTGACATGGAGTTTATAGCCCAAGTCTCATCAAACTTTTCGCTTCTAATAGAAGCTAAAATATATTCACTAAAACTATTACCTAAACCGACAATAGCAACGCTTTTAGTTTTACTCATGTTTGTCTTTGTCTAACCAAACCTTCTCGAAAAGAATCAGAATAATTTCTACCTTCTGCATAGTTCTTTAATCTTGAAAGTGACTCTAGAAATCTACCGTTGTATAAATCTAGTATATCTTTTTCGCCCTTCATAAAGGTATATGCCTCTACTAATGTACCATACAACAACGCATCTGGAGCGTTTGTACTAATCCAAGTTGTTCCATTTACATCTGTAGTCAATGAAGTTGGTCTATAATAGTAATGTAATTCCACAGCAAAATCAGCATTAGGTGTAGGTGCTAATATAAAATTCAAAACATCAAACTGTGCATAGTATTTTGGTATTCCAGTTACAGTAGGATCTGGATTAAACTCTTGTATAAAGTTTACATCTTTTTGTAAAAGGAAAACACTACTGCCACTGTTCTGTAAAGACAAAGAAAAAGTAGCCATATAGTCAGTGGGCTTTTGTAGAAACTTATTTCCACTAGTTGCAGTACCCTCAACGTTTTTTCTAAAATAATCAAGGTCTACTGTTTTAAATATTCGTTCTTCTGCGTTTTTAATAAAAAAAGGTATTTCAGCTACAAAAGTGGACTCATCGTTTTCAGTCCAGTCTTGTATTGATTGTGTTAATGTTGTTAAAGTAAAGCTCATGATACACTCA